ACCTAACTGCAATAGAGTATCATTCTCCATACCGCTTAGTTCTTCAATCCAACGGCCCACTCTGTCAACCATGGTCTTTGCTGTGACGATCGCACTTGCTTGCTGGATCTCACCTTCTCTTAAATTATTCATACTTTCTCCTGTTTGTTCTATGCTTTCATTCTCTTTTTTGTAAATCTTATTGTCAGCTTTTTCACTGCCTCTCATACGATTCATAACTTTCTTTGCACTCTTGTCTGTGGTCATATAGTCGCCGGAAGTCATTGTGTTTACAATGTCTTTGCCTGCTTTGTCTTGATAAGATTTTAGAGTGTTTGTACTTAATTCTGTTTGAATGTTTTCGCTTCCAACCATATCTTTGAACTGATCTTCTAGATCTTCTAGGTAGTCGGCCATGTCAATTTCGCCACCGTCTTGATCACTATAGGCATAATATACTTCTTCCACAGCAGATTCAACATCACCTTGATTGAGAGCTGCTAGTACTTTATTATAATCAGGATCACCGTAGCCACCACGTTCGTTCATGTTTTCATCAAAGTTTTTGAGGATCATCATCAATGCTTGTTTGTCGATGTCTGCACCTTCTTGTACTGTGTTGTCTACAATAGGTTCATCACGCTCTGATAATTCAGCTACTATGGCATCGTGCATGAACTGTGCCTGTGACAGTGCATCATTTTCCACAGTTTCATTGAAGCCAGAACTGCTACGTGCTGTGTAGATCTGTGTGCGCAGTTTGTTTCTAGCATCTTCCAGCTGTTCAACATTGAATGTTTCTAGATTCAGTTTGCGACCAAAAGTCTTAAACATACTTTCGTTCAGTCTTTTACTGGTTCTATTAATTTTGAAGAGATCTGTGGTTTTCATATTGGTTGATCCATAGTGATGTATTATTTATTCAGAAATAAGTCAAAGCGGTTACAGTTTCTTTGGCAGCTAGAGTTTTATCTCTGCTTTCGCAGTACCTTGCCCAAAGAGTATCCGCTTTTTCATAGTTTTTAGTTATGACAGCTTTTTGATACTGTGTTCTTAGAATCTGACTATCTGTGAACCATTTGCCGTACTCTTGGTCTAATCTGTAAATTTTATCTACGGTTGCAGAATTGGTATTTTTTGTCACTAGATTGGCCATTCTGATTGCTGTGGCATTGAGATTAATGTTGCTGTAGATAAGACTGTTGTGCCTATAAAGATGTTTTGTAGTTTCTTCACTGACGATTAACACATCACCTACAAGAATACCTTCAGCAACCTTCAGTGGCAGAATGTGGTTGTCAGCTATGAGTTTATGCTGTGCGTTAGCTACTAAGTGCTCTAACCGCCGCTGTATGTTTGTCATAAAAAAAGGACCTATGGCCCTTATTTAAGTGGGTGATTGATATTAGCTAAACATCTTGGCAACTAGATCCATATGCCCTGATACCCAGCCTAATACCGCTACGCCACCAGCAGTCATATAGATCCATTTTTGTCTAAATTTTTCTAATTCTGTAATTTTACTGGCCAATTGACTATGTTGTTCACAGCTTGCACCATACATGTCTTCTAGTTTGGCCATGACACTTTCTCTAGTTTTATCTAGACAGTCGTGCATGTCTTTAACATCAACCTTGATCTCATCTAATTTTTCGTCTAGGTTCGCTACCTTGGTTTCTACTACACCAAGTCGTTCTACGGTTGTGGCCATGTAGGCTGTTTCCTTTTATGTTAAGTCAAGTGCTCGCTCCGAGCCATGTGCCTAAGTGTTCCGAAATGCCTAATTGTTTTGCCTGTTAAATTATATTTATCCCGCTTGTGAGATTTCGTATATCCAAATATTTGCACGATCACCTTTGGTTTGAAATATTGAAGGTGTAATATCTACTGAATTATTTAACTGATTTATCACAGGAACACCTTCAAGGTCATCCAACAGCAGACCCACTGGATCGTCACCAAGTCGAAAAACAAAATCTCTTTCAACTGAAAATTCCCAAATCCAATGAGTGGCAGCACCTTCTATAGCATCGGGTAGTCTACCTGTGTGGCATTCTGGGTCTCGATCCCATTCCACATTTGACCTAATGCCAATGGCCTGTATGAGGCTGTTGAAATTGGCCTGTTGCCCCAATTTCAAATGATCTGTTTCTGATCTAGATGGACGAGAACGTGTGATATCAACCACACTGACAAGTTTGAACAGTTGCATAATTATATGCTACTATTTAACTCTACAAAATTGTAGTCGTAAAAAAGCCCGGCGAACCGGGCTTAGTCTTCCCATCCCTGAGAATTTAAAATTACATACCTTCTAGGTCTGTCGGAACAGTTACTGTAATTGTGTTGGAATCAGACAATGTAGCAACACCGCTGCCGGCTGTATTAGTAAATGTACCTGTATCTAGAACTTGAGCAATTAGTCTAGCAACAGCGTCGATGCTGGTGCTGTGACGATCTGCTACCATAAAAATTTCAAGACCGTTGCTTTTGAATTGAAACAAACGAGCTATAGAACCTAGTGCATCGGAAATCTTTGCTGCGGCTGCGTCTGAAGCTGCTACTGCTAGTCCTGATCCATTTAGAACTACTTTGTAGAATGTTAATTCGGATGTGTATTGAATTGTACCGCGAGCTACTGCTGTTGGATTTGTTCTTGTGAATGTTGCCATGATATGTTCTCCTTAAATCAATAGTCCCGCTCCGGGACTGGCATATTATTTAGTCAGATTGGAAAAAACCGTGGTCTTAGACCTGTTAATCGGCTCGAAACGGAGTCCAGCGATCACGTGGCACTAATTTTGAACCGCCTGCAACATAGCCTTCACCACCGGGCTTACCACCTGTAGTTTGTTCTATGTCGCCGCCTGATGCATCTAGCTCACGAATTACTTCGTCTTTGGCCGCCATGATCTCACGCACTAGTTCAAACATCACATCCATGACTCCGGGGTGCAGTTCGCTGTGTGCCGCTATCTTGGCAGCTTTGGCAGGAGTCTTTTGCTCAAAGGCCATAAAAGCTTCTGTGTTGATATTGTCCAGTTGTTTTGTTTTCGATTGGTTATTTACAAAAGTGTAAATTTCACTCTGCAGATAGCCCATACCAGCAACAGGAGCTAACAATTTATCAATGGCCTGTTGATTTTTAGCCAGTGCTTCAATAGCAGCAATATTGTCTGCACCAACTGCTGGTCTATAGCTAACACTGGTCAAGCCAAATACCTTTAGGTCTGGATTGCCACTAAACTGATCAGGATCGTCAAAGTCCGCACCTGTCTTGTCTCCAAAGTAACCAAACACCTTGTGTGCCGCCACTGCTACCTTGGCCTTGGCCAATGCTCGACCAATTTCACTAGTGCCAGCAACAGAGTAAGTGGTTTGATTGGGAGTAAATGTAATTTTGCCGTTAGCGCCGGCATATGGTTTGCCTGGATGGAATAGGATGTCTCCGTAGACATAACCTCGAAACTCTGCAGGAGTTGCACGTTCAAATATGGGCCATAATGCTGCCATATCTCCGGCAAACTTCTCACGCCAATCTTCGCCTTTGCCACGACTCATGATAAACTGTTTGAGTTCGTCTGGGCTAGAACTTTTGCCTTCCTCACGTCCCCAGTTGTTTTTGCCTACCAGTCGGAAACTGCCATCATCCTCACGTCCCCAGTACACTGTGGGATTGCCGTCCCACTTGATCGTGATACTGGTTTCGGGACTGGCTAGATCTTTTAGTATTTTAATGGCCTTGTTTGCACCATTGGCTTCTGTGAATACAAGATCTTCTAGGTGGTTGAACTCACGGCCCACTTTCTTGGGTGCAGGGGCTGCTTCAGCTTCACGTAAAAATTCAAATGCTCTCATTTAACTCGTTCCATCATTTTGCGAAACCAAGAGGGTGTTCCAGTTTGCGCACTTTCAAACGAGATTACGTTTTCCGGCAAGGTAATACCTTGCTTGCCCAATGTTTCTCTTGCGCCTGCAACTAGTTCTTCGTAGTTAGGCAATTTTTTAATAAAATCTAAAATGTTGTCCACTGATTTGATATCTTTAACTGTGGCTGTTTGTCCCAGCAACACCTTGGCAATTTGATTCCAGTCGTTGCCATTGGGTAGTAGTTCGTCTGTGGTAGCATTTAGTATTCCGTGCTTTGGACTGTACTTGATGCCGCGAGCACGAGCAATTGAACTCAATAGGATATGTCGATGTTCACCGCGATACTCGCCCTGTCCACCAATCATTGAGCCTTGTTGAAATTTAGGATTAGCTGAAAACATAAAGTCTGCTTGTACAAATCCATTGTCCGGACTGCCTTTGATTGGCACCTTCCAGTGTACATTGTCTCCGCTGAGTTTGATGTTTTCTTTGCCAAATTGTGCAATGAGTTTTTCAGCGAATGATTTTTTATCCACTTCGTTGGCATCAACTGACAGGTCTAGATCACCTGAACTGTTCTTTTCAAAGGTGCCATCTGGATCTTCTTTGCGGCCTGTGGTACCTAGCCATTTAACCGGCTTCTTGTCATCAAGATGCTTTTCTTTGGTAAAGTCAAGACCTGTGATTTTTTCAATGTAGAGAATGGTTTCCTCTACGTCTCCTGTGGCAATACGCTGTGTTAGTGGTTGTTTTTCCGGGCCTTTGAATACGTTGCCGCCTTCTGACAGTTTACTGATCATTGCTTTCATCCAATTTTTTCTTGAGTTTACGTGCTTCTGCTATTCTGCGAACACCACGTGTGAATTTTGCAGGATCTTGACCCTTGATTGCATTGATAAGTCTACGCTCAAGTTCGTCTGCTGAAGCAGAATCATAATTTTTATGAATACTTTCCAAGAGGTTAATAGCCGAATTGATGATGTTGGCAGCACGACTTTCTATCAACGAATCAGTGCTGCGCACATCGGCAATAGAATTTAGTTCCTGCAAAATCGATCTGGTTTGAAGCTTCATTGAAATATTCCTATTGTGTATTTAACTCATTTTAAACAATAATAACATTGTACTGAAAAATGTGCGATCGCACAAGAGCCGGATAAATAACTCAGTAGAAACACTGAGTCTACACTAACACACAGGAAACACAATGAAATTTTTATCAGATCGAATGTTAGCTATTATGGAACGTCTATCCGAAATGTTCCCTGGATCCAGCTATCAAAGCCGCTTAGATCAATATCTAAGCACCAAAGGCATTACCGATGCCGCACAACTCGAAAATTATATTCGACAATTCAACTCCCAAAAGGAATCTTATCTATGAAAACAATCTTAAACTCAATCTGGTCATTTTTAGAATCATTTGCACAGGCCCGTGCTGCCGCAAGTCTTGCTCGTCAAGGTCGCATTGAAGAAGCCAAAGCCGTATACACAAACTAAATGAACTACTTAGACACCGTAATAATGCTGTTACGCTGGAAACAACAAGGGTGGGAAGTACATCCTATAGTTGACGAATTTCACGGCTGGTTCTAAGCTAATAAATACTGGCATGAAATTAGTGTATATACACGGTGCCAATGCCACCAGCGAGAGCTTCAATTACATCAAGAGTAAACTAGGCGACGGACTAGATATAAACTACGACAGTCGCAATGGGTTTGAAAACAACCTAAAAGATATGCAGTCTACGTTAGACGGGAATACTGATCTAGTGTTTGTTGCACATAGTCTAGGCGGTATCTATAGCCTGCATTTGGCCAATAGTATGCCCGATGCTGTTAAAGGTGCTGTTACTCTAAGCACACCATATGGTGGCGCCGAAGTGGCAGACTATGCCCAATACTTCTTGCCGTTCAGCAGACTGATGCGTGACATTGGTCCTAGTAGTTGGGTTATGAAACAGGCAAGAAACATCAAGATACAGCATCCTTGGACTAACATTGTAACAGTCAAAGGACAAAGTGCATTCATGCATGAGCCCAATGATGGTGTTGTGACTATTGCTAGTCAGAAGCATCATGAGGATATGGAACTAGTAGAAGTAGATTATAACCACTATGAGGTTGTGCTCAGTGACGTAGTGGTTAAACTTATTAAAGAACGAGTAAACAAGTTCAAGAAATAAGTTGCTTTTAGATCATAGAGCATATATAATAGTACATAGAGAAAAAGAAGTATCTATGTAAACAGACATTACACACAGGAGATTATTATGTCAGAAATTTTTACAGCACCAAAGCTACCAGAAGTTAAATTCAACAAGAACGGATACGAAATTCGTACAGACATCTTGGGCATGGCCAAGAGCCTAGTACAAGACGACTTCCAAGCCAAGTTCCAAGGTTGGGAAATGACTGCTACTCGCGATGAGAAGACTGGTCAGATCGTTACTAAGGTAGACATGCCAACTTTCCCAGGACTTGATAAAGTTCTAGAAACAGCAGAGAAAATGTACGCATTTGTCAATGCTGGCGCTACCAAGAAGTAAATTATTAGCCGCATAGCGGTATATTATAATATAGTAAATGAAAAAGGACCTTCGGGTCCTTTTTCTATGTGCGTAACTTGGCCAGTCTTAAAAATTTAAATAGACTAAACCACATCCAACCTATGTCAAACTCAAACCAACGACGACTCAGCTTAGGATTAGCAGGATCTAAGTGATGATTGTTGTGTAGTTCTTCACCGCCAATTAGTATGCCCCAAGGCACTATATTACGGCTGTGGTCTTTGGTTTCGCCATTGCGATAGCCCCACCAGTGTCCGATGCCGTTGATAAATCCAGCGGCCCAGAACGGAATCCATAACATTTGTACACCCCACACCATAAACCCCCAAAGCCCAAATAACAATAAGTCTATGACTAGCATTAAGAGAATGCCTAGTTTGTGATGTGGGGTATACAACTTGCGTTCAATCCAGTCTTTGGGAGTGCCCATTCCGTATTTCATGATCATGTCAGCATCTTTGCCAGCACGATTATAAAACTTGACTCCACCAAATACCAATGGCCAAATACCAAATACGTGTGGACTATGTGGATCACCTTCTACATCAGTATTTTGATGATGTTTACGGTGAATTGCTACCCATTGCTTAGTAGTCATGCCTGTGGTCATCCACAACCAAAAACGCATAAAATGGCTCAGGATTGGGTGAAATTCAATTCCTCTATGTGCTTGGTTTCTGTGTAGATATAGTGTGACACAGACTATTGTGATGTGCGTCATTACTAGGGTTGCGATTATTATAGTCATCTTTTACTTAGCCCGTTGACATAAGGGTTAAATTATGCTATAATATAGTATGAAAAATAAACTTATACTCACAGACGCAGATGGAGTTTTGCTAGATTGGGAATGGGCATTCTCAGTTTGGATGCAAGAACGCGGTTACACTCTAACAGCAGACAACAAGAAAAGCTATTATCTGCATGATCACTACAATGAGCTAGAGGAACGGGATTCAAAGAAAGTTGTTAAAACTTTCAACGAGTCAGCAGCCATTGGCTTTCTTCCTGCTCTACGTGATTCAGCTCACTATGTTAAAAGACTGCACGAAGAACACGGTTATGAATTCCGGGTGATCACAAGTCTAAGTCTAGACAAGAACGCAGGCAAACTGCGTGAAATGAATCTTCGTAAACTGTTTGGCAATGCCATTGAAAGTGTTATTTGCCTGGACACAGGTGCAGACAAAGATTCAGCATTGGCTCCTTACAAGGCGAGTGGCATGTGGTGGATTGAAGACAAGCCTGCCAATGCCGATGTTGGCCACAGTCTAGGACTGCGCTCTATCCTTATTGAACACGGGCACAATATGCATCATGAATGTTCATACCCTGTGGTCAAGAACTGGCGCGAACTCTACGAACTAGTTTTAACTCCAGTATCTGGTGCTGTCTAAACTGTCCCAATAGGCTTTGTTGTTGCGATTGACAAAGTTTTTGACTAGATACTTGGCCATGCCCATATAGCCCATCTTCTTGAATCTACGACTGTCCTGACCAAAGTGATGTCGTATGATTCTAAACTTCTTAGGGCTGTACTTACGGCTCAAGAAGAAGTCTTCTGATGTTGCAAACTGCTCCGGAAAGCCGCCGTACTGTTCAAAGCGATCCCTGCGTGTTAGCATAAAAGCACCAACAGCAAAAGGACTAACATATTTTAATACATGATTGATTAGGTTAAATGCTGTAAACCCAATCTTTGCTCGTAGGTCTCGATCATAGCATTTGATATTCAATCCTATGAGGTCTAGGTTCTTACGCTCTATCATGTCAACAGCATCTTGTATTACATTATCTTTAAAGAATCGCACATCAGCATCAATAAACAAGATATAGGGAGTAGTGACCAGTTGTGCTCCATTGTTCTTGGCCAGCGAAACAGGCCCACCTTCAATGATTTCTACATTTAACTTGCCCTTTGCGGCTTGAATAACTTCACGAGTATTGTCTGTAGAACAATCAGCAATGATGATTCTAGTATCACCAATGTTTTGGCTGCGTAGAGAGTCTAGCAAATGGTGTATGTAGTTCTCCTCATTCTTGCAGGGAACCACAATGGTAATTTTATCGCTTATTGTCGTTTGCATTGGCCTACCACCTTAAAATTTTTAAACTTCAGCTGCCACTTGAGGCTGCTTAGGACTTGCTCGCAGGTCTTTTGATCTTGGAACTGGAGTTCTACTCTGCCTGGTTGATCCTGGGGATCGTTTATATGTATCGCTGTCAGTATCAATAGCCACATCATCTCGCTCCTTGGTCCAAGTTATAATTTCCCAACGGCCGTTGTGGTGTTCTACAAGTGCAGTACACGATTCAACCCAGTCACCGTCATTCATATAAGTTACACCGTTGATCTCTTTGATCTCTGCATGGTGTATGTGTCCGCATATGATTCCATCAAAGCCACGTTTCTTGCAATAGCCTGCTAGATTCTCTTCAAACTTGAATATAAAGTCTACTGCTTTTTTAACCTTGTGCTTAAGAAATTTGCTAAGGCTAAAGTACCCAAAACCCATACGACGACGAATCCAATTAAATTTATTGTTGAGGCTAAGAATAAAGTCATAGGCCTTGTCTCCCAAGAACGCAATCCACGGTGCCAGTCTAGTAATGCCATCAAATAGGTCACCATGTGTAACTAGATAGTGTTTGCCGTCTGCACCTATATGTTCTATTTGATTGTGTATTTCTACTAGTCCAAATGAAAAGCCATACGGTATCATGGGTCTTAGAAACTCATCGTGATTGCCTGCTATGAATACCACACGAGTTCCACGCTTGGCGTGACCTAGTATTCTGCGTACCACATTAGTGTGGCTCTGCTTCCACCGCCATTTGTTCTGTTGTATCTTCCAGGCGTCGATTATATCTCCCACAAGGTATAGTGTGTCACAACTATTATGCTTGAGGAAATTATTTAGTTGTCCAGCCTTGCAGTCTTTGGTACCTAAGTGGACATCGCTTACAAAAATACTACGATAAGTCTTTTGCATCAAATATTTAACGAATATTCGATTACACTAAGATTACAAAGTCATCAATTCGTCAACAAAGTCTAATAACAATGTGTGGTGGTGACCATTATGGTACAGACCCTGCATCCATGAATAGCCTTCATACCAATGAGGTTGACTTTCGGGATGACAGCCCATGATGCCTACATTGCCCTGTATAACAGCCATTGGATCACCGTTGGGATACAGACTCCATATCTTGGCTGTGTCAATGCCTGCACCTACTAGAGCACAGCCATCATAGAAGAACATAGATTCTTCTTCACCCTGCCACAACACTCGTTGATTCTTGGCGTGTGGTCTGCGTGTGTCAGCACCTGGACGGGTAATGTATTGTTCTGCACGAATGTCTTTGAGTAGATCAAGATAGTAATGTTCGGCCCAATAGGCTCCCATACAGATGCCTAGGTACCGGCCACCACCACGAACAAATCTTTTGACTGCATCTCCATTCTCGCTGAATAGATAATCAAAACTACTGGCATCCCCTATGCCTCCGGGAATACAGATACAGTCTACATCGTCAAAGAAATCCCGCTCAACTTCGTGGCGGGTGAATATTTTAAAACTGTAATGTGAGCCCAGGGCTTGCATAATCCCATTGCCGCTTTGCACACTGCACTTGGGTTGATGTAAGAATAACGCAATCTTTTTCATCACAGCTCTTTATGTTAGTGCTCACTTAGAACGCCATTCCCGGGCACGACTCCGATAACGTTCTGCCCAGCAGCCGGGCACACCAAGTAACGCAAGCGTTCCTAAGGTAGGTGTTCTATTCTAAAATTAATTGCACCAGCTTTGTTTAGCGTCACCGTAGTATTCACGAGCGTGACCGTTGCTAATAAGTCCCTGTCTAATGCTCTGTCCGTTTACCAAGATATCTCCCAATATACGGCCACCAAACTTATCCCATCCATAGATAATAACTTGGTGCTTTGGGTGGGATTGTAGGGCTTGAGTTGTAAATTTACTCGCCAGTTGCGCTCGCTGGTCTTCTTGTGGACATTGAGCTCTGTGTCCTTTTTCCGGGGTGTCGACTCCGTAGATTCTAACAGCAAGTTCAGGTTTGAGCGGTAGTGGTAGAAAGGGAGCGGCGATTACAATAGTATCGCCATCACTCACTCTAATAACTTGTGCGTCATAAGTCGCTGACTTGGCAGGCATCTTGCCCTGTGCAAATGCTAGTACCGGGACTAACAATAATACGGCTAAAAATCTTTTCATATAAACTCCAATAAGTGCTAGTATTTATTCGTATGTAACAGTGTCTGAGTCACCTAGACGCCATTTAGGGTTCTGTTCAACCACCCACTTCTTAGTGGCCACTTTGAAGTCTGGGTGCAGCATTTCTTTGGGATTGCTGGCGGCATCAAAGAATCTGCAGCGATTGTTGGGCTGTGCGGCATACTGTCCGTTGTCTAGTTCGATAAAGTTAAAGCTCTTGTGATCTTCAGGCCATTCTGAATATGTGGTGTCTATGATGTTCATGTCAGGTGCGGCATTGTCCACTGTGAACAAGTATTTGCCCTTGTGTAGCTGACGATCCTTGGCATAGAACTCACAGCTGAGATTGCGTAGAAATGCTTTCTGGATCACAGCTATGTCATAGCTGAAACAATCCCAAATCTGTAAGGTGTCCAATGATAGGAACTTGTCCGACTCTAAGTCAGTGTTTCTACTCACATAGGCATGTAGGGGCAGCTTGTCATAGAGAGCACCGTATCTGGGCAAATAGCTTTCTATGCGGAATGCTTGACTGCGTAGGCTCTTGATACTAACCCAGATGCAGGGTTCATACTCTCCGTATCCTGATTTAAAATCGTAGAGAAATTCTCGTCTTACAAAACAATGTACAGGTGGCAGATTAGCCACTAAGAAACTCATTAGTTGTAGCCTCGTTGAATACCTTTGTCTACACAATCACTACATTCACAGTCCGGGCAATCGCAGCCGTCTGTCATACAGCTGAATCCGCAGTGTGCGGTACACCAGCAGGTGCATTTGGGTTTTAGTCGTTGATATGTTTCTGTTTCTTCAGTCATATTAGAATCCGTTAGTGGCTGAGTTGTAGAACAGTTTACCTGTCCAAGTCGATGTTTTAGCCTGTGTACTAGATGCCCAACTAACTGTCATTGTTCCTGGGCCTGTTAGGTTACCAAACATAACACGGAAAGGATAATAGATGTTTGCGGTCATTGCAACGGTTCCGCTCACTTCTACAGGACCGTGAAGGCCGCCATTCTGTACAATAGCATTGGTATGAGTATATCCAGTGATGGCATTCGGGCCTATCCACATATAACTAGCATCGTCGGTGTTGGTGTAGAATGTATAGGTATCTGTAGTAGGTGCTAAGAAGTATCCTGTTAGCATAATACTACTATACTCTGGTAGGCTGGATAAGTTTAAACTTGTATAGACACCTTGAGACGTTGCGGCATAGGTGTCAAAAAATGTTAGATCATCGTTAGCCGGAGTAAAATCAGTACCAAAGTAGCCATTAGCATTCGTTGTGCCGGTTACTGTGCGATGATAAACTCCAGATGTAAATGTAATAGCTGCAACGTTGATCCACGGACGTCCTTGTAGCAATCCTCCAGTATTAGGATTATCATCTGCGTCAGTGGCATAGGTGTCCGGTAATAGAGTGATATCAAAAGTGTTGTTCACCCGATAGTAAGGTTTAGTTGTGTCGCCAAATGCTTGCTTTTTTGCCTGAGCAATATATAATTTTCTCAGCTGCCGTTCTTGTTTACTTTCATTTTGTTGTGGAGTACATAACACAGTATCACCGTCTACCAGCCCCATTGCTGATAACTTTGTAGAACTATCACCAAAGGTAATGCTATTTTTGCTAGGATCACTTAAGAGACTCCAGTGATAATAATCTGCTGGTAGTCCTTCGTCTGTGGCAATGGCTGTGATTAGTGTGTCAACGGTGGCAGTGGCCAATGTTATTCCGGTAACGCTACGTTTTGTTCCGGTTAGTCCCCAATAGTTTATATCGGCCATTATTACATACCACCTAGTTGTCTAATACGTGCAATTTCTTCTTTTGCAGGATCACCTTGCTTTTGCATAAAACCTACGATTTGATCATAGTCAGCCATAGTAACAACACCCTCTTGTGATAATTTGATCACAGCTTCTGCAACATCATGCAGGTCAGCATCTTGTTTGACATCTTCGCGAGCCAGCTCTAGCAGGCGTATAAACAAGGGTACATCTAATTTAACTATATCCATTTCAAAATCCTCAGTCTAATATTTAGCAGGTTAAATACACTTACTATGATAAACAAAGCTCCCTTTAATGCTCTACTAAAAAATCTTAAAGACACTGGCAAATATCGTGTGTTTAACGATATCATCCGCGAAAAGGGCAAGTTCCCTTCAGCTATGTGGTACGGTCCCTATAATATCAAAACTATCACAAACTGGTGTAGCAATGATTATCTAGGTATGGGCCAGCATAAAGTTGTACTAGATGCCATGCATACTGCACTAGATCACACAGGAGCAGGCAGCGGAGGCACTCGCAATATTGCAGGCACCAGTCACTATCACGTGGCTCTAGAACACGAACTAGCCACCTTGCACAACAAAGCTAAGGCCTTGCTGTTTAGTTCAGCCTATGTGGCCAACGAGTGGACATTAATTGCTTTAAGCAAGATCATACCCAACATACATTTTGTATCAGACAGTGAGAACCACAACAGCCTAGTCATAGGTATGGTACACAGTCGTGCTCCAAAGACTGTGTTTCGTCACAACGATCTCAATCACCTAGAAGATATATTAACCAGCATACAGCTCACAGGCAATACACCCTGTATAGTATTTGAATCAGTTTACTCAATGGATGGCGATGTTGGACACATCAAAGAAATCTGCGATCTAGCAGATCGTTATGGTGCTATAACATATATCGATGAAGTTCATGCGGTAGGACTCTATGGTCCCCACGGTGGTGGGAAAGTTGAAGAGCTTGGGCTACAATCCCGTATTGACATAGTCAATGGTACATTAGGGAAAGCCTATGGAGTCCAAGGTGGTTATATAGCTGCCGATGTAGAAGTCATTGACGCCATCCGTTCAGTAGCTGCGGGCTTTATCTTTACCACAAGTATGAGTCCTGTAAGTTGTGCTGGTGCCCTGGCTGCGGTCAAGTACCTAAAGGATCACAATGAATTGCGTGACAAACATCAAGAACGGGCTCGTAAGCTCAAGCATAGATTATCTGTGGCCGGTATGCCTGCAATGGAATGTACTACCACTCACATTGTACCTATCCTAGTAGGAGAAGCTGTTCGCTGTAAAGCCATCAGTGATGAACTGCTCAACGAACACAACATCTACATACAGCCTATCAACAATCCCACAGTTGCCGTAGGAACGGAGCGGTTGCGTATTGCTCCCACTCCGTTTCACGATGATGGTATGATTGAAGATCTGATTACGGCGCTGACTGCTTCATTTGCGTGTCACCCGGCGCAAGTCTAAAACGATCTTCTGCATAGTCTCCAGTACCAACTTCAAATATCACACTGTTGGCCACTAGAGATTCTACTTGATGTGGTCCTAGCTGCCCAAAGTCAGCAGTCTGTCCTTCTTCTAGCACAGCTTCTTTTACTTCTCCGGTGGCAACATCGATAAATTTAACTTTGAACTTGCCTGCATTCACAAACCAACTCTTGGCTTTTTCTTTGTGAAACACCAAACTGGTCTTGGCCCCTGCACGTTCAAATACCAATAGTTTGCCGCAGTATTTGTCGTTGTTGGCAAACACCAATTCAAATCCCCAACCCTTGTCTATTTTACCCAATGTCTGTAAGTTCATTATCTCTCCGTTATAATTTTGTCGATGAGTCCGTAGGCCAATGCTTCATCAGCACTCATAAATTTGTCTCGTTCCATATCAGCAGTCATCTGTGCAAAAGTTTTGCCCTGGCTGTTGTGTTTGACATAGATTTCAGTCAATGTCTTTTTCATTTTAATAATCTCTTCAACTTGAATCTGCATATCTGTGGCCTGTCCGCGAGCACCGCCACTGGGTTGATGAATCATGTGTCGAGCATTGGGCAACATAAAACGTTTGCCTTTGGCTCCGGCAGTGGCCAACAATGATCCCATTGAACAGGCCTGTCCCATAACATAGGTTGATACATCGGGTTTGATAAATTGCATGGTGTCATAGATGCTCATACCCGATGTGACAACTCCACCGGGACTGTTGATAAACAGGCTGATGTCTTTGTCTGGATTTTCACTTTCTAGAAATAGTAATTGGGCTACAATAACATTGGCCATTTGATCCTCTACAGGACCATTCAGCATGATAATTCTTTCTTTGAGCAGTCGGCTGTAAATGTCGTAGGCTCGTTCGCCTTTACTAGATGATTCAATTACCATTGGTACTAACATTCGCTAATCCTTTTATAAATTTGTTGTATCATATATTTTATACAAATTTGTCTTGCTTTGCAAGTAATCTGAGTGTATAATGATGCTATATGTTAAATACTTGTCCGATAGATGATTAGTAAATCAAAATGAGCAGTACACTTTTATTAAACGCAGATATGCAACCCGTGAGCCTACTTCCACTGAGTGTGGTCGAATGGCAGGAAGCCATCAGATATATGGTCCTAGACAAGGTCAAGGTGCTTGAATGGCACGAAGATTGGATAGTACACAGTGCTAGATGGCAGACTCGTGTGCCTGCGGTGATCATGTTGAATCAATATCAAAAACCCAAGCACACTATGAGATTAAGCAAACGCAACATATTTCTGCGTGATGCCTACACCTGCCAATATTGTGGCATCGCAGTCACAGAAGTCACTGCCACGTTGGATCACGTACTGCCTGTGAGCAAAGGTGGCAAGACCACTTGGGAAAACTCCGCCACTGCCTGCAAGAGCTGCAACTACAAGAAAGCAGCTCACGTGGGCAAGATGAAGCCAAAGATCACACCCTACAAGCCTACATTTTGGGATCTAGTGGCTAAACGCCGAGATAGAGGCTATCATTTTCATCACCCCAGCTGGTCCAACTATTTAGGCTAAATATTACTATGAGATTTTTTGAATTCCTATTAGTTGAAGCCCAAGGCGGAATGTGGGACCGCATGTTAGAGAAAAAATCTGGTGCAAATATCCAGTTTCTCAACGGTAATCAAACCTACGAACTTGTTGATGTTGCAGTGTTCCCGCAAGATCAACGATTAAAATACGAACCTGATCCAGAAAACCCAG